CCGCGGCCCCCCCGCCCCCCCCCCCCGCCGCCTGCCGCAGGTCAGGGGTCAAATTATCTCCTGTGATCCTCATACATACTCCTTTAAGCTCACATCGATGCTCGCCTGCACGACCTCCCCGCGGTTGTTGACCACGTTGTAGGTCTCGCTGACACTCTCAATGAGATACTCGCCAAAATTTTGTCCGCCGATGATCAGATTGTCGACCTCCCCGTCGCTGCAAAACTGCCGCAATCTCTGGGCCATCTGTAGGGGGCTAACGCCCCGCCAGGCGGAAAGCGTCATCGAAAAGCTCATGCTGTCCAGGTCCGGTCCCAGAAACTCCTGCTTTGGTTTTGCGCCGATCACCTCATGGGTGTTCCAGCGGGATGCCGTCTCCCTCGTCATCTCGCTGAAGGTCTGCACCCGGCTCTCCGACACAGAAAAGGAGATCCCTGCAAAGCTACCGATCAAGCTGCTCCCTCCTCTCCTAGATGTTCGCCGCCGACACAATGCCGGATACGCTCAGATTTCCGGTGATGCTCGTTTCGCCGGTGATGGAGGTCTGTCCGGTCATCGCGATGGTCGTCCCCGCGACCTGCACCGTTTGCGCCGTGACCTCGACCTGTTCCGCGTTGATGATCAGCTGCTTGGTCTGGATTTCCAGCTTTTCCACGGCTTTGAGAATGATCTCCTTGTCGGTCTGGATGGTCAGCTGCTTTTTGGCGCGGTCATAGATAAGGGTCACATCCCCGAGCATCTCCTTGTAAAAAATGTCCTTCCCCTGCAGCTTGGGCAGGGTGTCTCTGTTAAAATATTTGCCATAGCAGATGCCGCTGACATAGGCGTTGCCATAGCGCGCCGGCTCAAACTCCACCCGCACTAGGTCCCCCACCTCCGGCATCTCATACTCGTTGTTGGGAAAGGTGATCCAGCTGGAAACGATGTTGTCCTTGGCTGGCATCTCCACCTTGATCTGTCCTTTGGCGTAGTCCACCTCGGATACCTTGACAATCTCCACGCTATCCCTCCACTCTGTGCATCTCTAGGTCGGTCGTGTACCCGCTGCTCACCGTGTGGGTCGAGCTATCGATCAGGTACTTACCGCCAAATTTTCCAAAATCCTCGCTGTCGAGCTCCACGCAGATACCGGACACCAGCGCCGGGTCCCCCGGCACCGAACAGGAAAAGGTGGTCTCCCCTCGGTTGAGCTCCAGATATTTGGCCTCGCTCACCTGCTGGGCCATCGCCAGAGAGTCTACCTGGTCATCCAGCTTGTAGACCTTTGGCGCCTTGTCCCCGGATCCGGTGTAGGTGTAGGTCATCGTTTCCCCGTCGGTGTTGATGTACTGCACCGACACCCCAGAATAGGAGGTATCCAGCAGCGTGGTCTTTGCCTCCCAGGACAGCAGATCGCTTTCCCGCAGCGTCCGGACGGTTCCGGCCTGCTCCAGCGTCTTCATCTCATACAGCACCAGCTTTTGGTTGTATAGCTTCATCGTGATCCCGTGCTTTTCGGCCAGCTGCTGTAAAAAATCCTGGTCGGTCTGTCCCTCCTGGGTTTGAAATTGGATGGTGGGGTTGCTTTGGGCGTCATATTCCAATGCAATCCCGGCGCGCCCCGCGATGGTGGAGGCAATATCTTTGAGGGTCGCCTGCTCCCAGGTCTGGTTGTGCTCCACCTCCGAAAAATCCTGATCGGACGGCTTCGCCACGCCCTTGATGCTCACCGTCAGCGGCCTGCCGGACATCCCTACATCGTCCAGCAGAAAGACACCGCAGTCCAGCGTCCCGCCATCGGCGATGATCTGCGCCGAGAAGGTGTCCATCTTGCTGGGGAACCACCCCTTCAGCCACTTTTTATCTCGGTTTTGAATTTGGAAATCAACATTGTCCGCATTTTCCTCCGCGCTGTCGGTGTAGGTCAAAGACAGGGTGTCCCCCGTCAGATCCGAGGTGATGTCCACCCTATTGAGCGATACCTGGACCCTTGTCCGTCTGCCTTGCAATCCCTCACCTCCTTGTTATTTCCGCCAGGGCGGCACAGCGGTGCTGGCCGCCTCCTGCGCAGAAATTTGGGGCAGGAGTACAATCTCTCCTGCCCCAAATACCGCTACCTGCAAAAGATCAGGATTTGCCCGCATCAGCTGGTCCATCGCGGTCTCCGTGCCATAGGCCTGTTTTGCGATGCTGTCCCACATATCTCCCTGCACAGTTTGATAAGTGTTCATCCGATCTCCCCTCTACTTCTTCGGTTTGATGCGGGTCCGCCGGTCATACTCTTCCCGTTCTTTGGCCCACTTGTCAAACCGTTTCTTGTCATTTTCTAAGACTTCCTCGTGTTCTCGCTTGTCGCCGCCGTAGAAATTGATTTGCGGACTGTAGTGGTAAGTCCCGCCACCTCCGCCGGCCGCAACCGCGGATCGCTTAATCAGGCTGCTCATCGTAGCTGCCAGGCTGTTGTTCTGCAGTAGACTCTGCAGCTTGGACAGCGGCAAAATCGCCTCGTGCTCCTTGCCCTCGCCCACCATGGCCAGCGTCGGCTTGGTCGCCACGCCGCCTTTGGCCAGCAGTGGTATGGTCGGAAGCTGGATGCCGACTGTTTTTCCTCCTCCCGGTAGCCAGTCTGGAATTTTAACTGACAGTAATTTGTTTGCTCCCCCAATCAACGCATTAATGCCTTTGATGAAGAAGTTAATTACTCCTTTAAATCCGCTGACTAGTCCATCCCATACACCGGAGAAAAATGAGCCAATATTGTTTCCTAGTGTTTGGAACGCACTCACAATTTTTCCGCCTAATTCTTGGAAAAATCCTATCACCTCGGAAAATTTCTGGCGAATCAGCGCCGCTACACCATTGAGCCAGTCGACCGCCGGCTGAATCTTATCGATGATCCACTGCCCCAGCTTGTCAAAGGCAGCCTTGATTTTATCCGCATTTTTGACGAGCAGGGCAATTACTGCAATGACGGCACCGATAATCAGTGCCCATTTTGTAAATGGTGAGGCAACCAGTTTGGCGATCCCGCCGAAGCTCTTAAAAGCACTGGCCAAACCATTTACTTTGCCGACCAGACCGCTGACCCCCTGGAGGCCCTTAAACACATCGATCAGCTGTTTTACTTTGCCAACAGCCCCAGATATGCTATTGAGCGTCTTAAAGGCAAGGAACGAAGCAGCCACACCCTTGACGATTGGTCCGATTACCGACCAATTATCAACGACAAAGTTACCAAAGCTCAACGCTGCGTTTGCAAGGTTCGCAACCGCTTTGGCCGCTGCAGGGATGACCGTCTCTGCCAGGCTCTTGATTTGCGGCCCGGCGCGGGTAAATCCGTCGGTCAGTTTGCGGCCCAGGCTCATTGCCTTCTCGCCGATCTCATCAAAAATCGGTTTGATCGGCTCCAGCTTGACAGAGATGCTCTGTACGGTATCCATGACACCGTCTTTGATCTTTTTGGCGACGTCAATCACTTTCTGTCCGTACTGGATGCCCTTCTGGATCACGCCGCCGATCTTCTTGCCGATTCTCTCAAAGGTCCCGGAATCTGCCATTTCCTGCATCTTGTCCGCTACCCAGGTGAGGCCCTCTTTGGCTGCGTCAAAGGCGCCGCCCTCGATGATCTCACCGGTCCCGCTGATGCCGGCCATGCTGGCAAGTCCCGTCTGCCAGATGCCGCTGATGGTGGACATCAGTCCCTTGTAGCTCTTGGCCTGGATCTCCATGCCGCCGGAAAATCGCTCCTCCATCAAGGCAAAGAGGGCATCGTTAAATTTTTCCTGGTCGACGATCTGCCCCTTGTTATTGACGATGGTCTGATTTCTGTAGAGCTCCGCGCCCTTGGCCTCAATCATCGCTTTGGTAATGCCAAACTCCTTCAGGCGCTCCAGCTCTCCGGTTTGCGCATCCGCTACCGCCTCGACCGCCTGCATCAGGTCCTTGTTCATGACTCCGGCCATGTCGCCGATCTGGGTCATGGTCTTCTGGGCGTCGATGCCGTAGGACTGCAGGCGCACCGTCGCCTCGACCACCTGATTGGTATCAAACGGGGTCTTGTTCGCAAAATCGACCGCCCAGGCCATGGTCTGGGCGGCCTTCTTCTGGTCCTTCATGACCACGTTGAGGGTGCTTCGGTAGCTCTCCAGACTGGATGCACTCTCCAGTGCGGAGAGGGACACGTCCTTGAGCGCCTGGGCGCTGACATAGGTCGCCGCCACTCCCGCCACCGTCTTGGTCAGGCTTTTTACACTATTTGACACCGCAGAAAAGGTCTTGTCAAAGCTCCCCTGCTTCTTTGCACCGAACAGGAAGTCTACGATAAATCGGTTACTTTTTGCCAATTTGCTCGAGCACCTCCTCCGTGTCCACCATCAGCTCCAAAAAGTCAAACAGCCTCATGTCCCGCCACAGGCGGAAAAAATCAGCGTGCAGTACGATAGAAAGGCTGATGGCAGATTTTCGCAGCAATGACGCGCTTATATTGCTTAATCCTCCGCAAGAAAAAAACTGCCGATCTTATAGCGCAGCCGCGCAGCGTCCTTCGCGCCCATCTTTTTGAACAGGTCAAACGGCTGCCCGGTCACTTTGGCCGCGGCCAAGAAGGCAAAGGTCAGGCTCTTTTCCGGCACCATGTCCGCACCGTCGATCCTCTCCGCCTCCTTGAGCAGGGTCGCGTATTCTTCGCCTGTCAGATCCTCCAGACCGGACAGGTCAAGCTGCTCAAATTTGTGTCCTTCAAAAGTCACTGGTCGTTTCAGCTCAAAAATTTCCATGTCCTCTTTCCCCCTTAGATCAGGTCTCGGATTGCTTTCATGTAGTCGACTCCTTCGACCACATAGATGTGGTTAAACTTGTCCAGCTCCAGCACAACGGTGCTGCCTCGGGTGATTTTGATATAGCTGAGCTCCATTGTTGCGGTGGTTTCTGTCGATTCGCCCTGTTTAAAGGTGCCGATCGAGTAAGTCTTGCAAACTCCGCGCCACACTACCTTCAAGCCCTCCTGGGAGTTTGTTCCGTTCGCCGGGTCATGCCTTGTTTGGGCTGCCCGGGCGGTCAGGGTATGTGCCTGCGGGATAGCCAGGCGGCTGGATTCTTCTGATACAGTCCGGAATTTAATCTCAACCTCCAGTGATCCAAAATATCCCGGTGTCGGATCCTCGATGGTTCCGGCGATCCCCGCGCCGGAAATCTCGCTTGTGATCGCCTCCAGGTCCGGCAGGGTCAGCTCACCGGATGTGCCGATGAGGATTTCCCCATCATTGTAGATGTTATAATCGGTCAGTTTTGTTGGAATGGATTTTGAACTCACATCATCACCCCCTTACTCTAAAGCGGATTGCAGCGCGCTGGTGTCGTACTCCACCGTGGCCAGGATCTGCTCCGCCGGTGGGTACGGGGAGAACAGCATCTTAATCCTCACAATGCCGTTGATGAGGTCGGTGACGGGGTTGTCCTCGCTGCCAAATACGAGCTTTGCCTCCGCTACCTGATACCGCTGCTTCCAGGCATTGCCCTTGATATTCTCACTGTCCACGATACTCTCGATCAGTCTCTTATTGATCGGGTCATCCACTTTGGAAAAATAGGATAAAATAAACTGGTTGGCCCACCAGTTGTACATCCGGCGGCAAGGGATAAAGCAGTCCTTGATATCGGTGTTGCCCGGATAGCAGGCGGTGCGGTTGCCCCACGCTTTCCAGCCGTTCATGTTGATGGCGGTATTGATTCCCTGGGAGTTGAGCAGGTTGGCCTGCTCCATGTCCAGGATCACCTCGCTGCCGTCCGCAAGGCACAGTCCGCTGATTTTGAGCGACTTATTGGACAGCGAGACATACGGCACACCGTCGTTGTTGTAGTCGGTGTCCGCGATCAGGGCGGCTGCCGCCGCGGAAAAATGATACATCTCCTCCCCCACCCTGACCATCGGCCAAAAAAGAGAGCTGTTCTCGTGCACAAAATTGTTTTTATTCTTCTCAGCCTGCGCCTGATCATAGGCGGTGACCGTCTCGGTATCGCTGTTAACGCCGTCCGGG